ATTCTACATGGGGAACTGCAAGAACAACAAGTTCTGTGGTTCTGGATCCAGGAAACTGGAGTCTCGATAACTATGGACAAGTTTTAGTTGCTACGATTGCAGATGGTAAAACCTTTACCTGGAATGCAGGTGCAACCAATCCACGAACCATTCGAGCATCTACAACGACAACAGATTATACCACTACTAATAATCCTACTGCCTCTATTATGACAAGAGTTTCAGATAGAGATAGACATTTATTTCATTTAGGAACGGAAACCACTATTGGAGATCCCACAACTCAAGATCCAATGTTTGTAAGATTCTCTAACCAAGAAGATTTAAATACTTATGCTCCAACGGCAACTAATACCGCCGGGACTTTTAGATTAGATAATGGAAATGTAATCAGAGCAGCGGTTACGGGTAAAGATTATCTTTTAATTTTAACAGATACTGCCGCTTATGTGGTTCAGTTTGTAGGGCCGCCTTTCACATTTAGTGTTAAGTTAGCTGGAACAAATTGTGGATGTATAGGTCCACATGCAGCCGTTGCAGCGGACGGAGCCGTTTATTGGATGGGTGATGCCGGTGGGTTTTATAAATATGACGGTACAGTTAAATATTTACCATGCTTAGTTGAAGACTTTGTGTTTAACAGTAATGGAAATAATTTAGGACTTAACTATTCTGCAAACCGATTAGTATTCGCCGGCCACAATGGTTTATATAATGAGATAAACTTTTTCTACCCTAAATCGGGTAGTGATCAAATTGATAGATGTGCTACTTTTAATTATGCAGAAAATTTATGGACTACAAGTTCATTAGGTAGAACTACATGGATTGATGCCACTGTCTTTAGTAATCCTTATGCAACTGAGTATAGTTCAACGGCAACTCCAGTCTTTCCATCTATTTTAGGAATTACAAATAAATATGGAGCCACGATGTATTATTCTCAGGAAGAAGGAACTGATCAAGTAGATAGTACCGGGACCACTTCTATTAATGCTTATATTAGATCTGGAGATTATGATATTACCACAAGAAAAAGTGCATTAGGTCAAGCTACAGGTGTGGTGGATTATAGGGGGGATGGAGAATATTTTATGTCCGTTAGAAGATTTCTACCTGATTTTAAATTATTAACAGGTAATGCTAAGATTACTTTATACATAAGTTCCTACCCTGATACGACTGCAGTTAGTTCTCCCTTAGGACCTTTTACAGTTACATCGACTACTGATAAAATAAATACTAGAGCCAGAGGAAGATTGGTTTCACTTAATATTGCTAATGATTCCACAGGGGAAACTTGGCGATATGGAACATTAAGATTAGACGCACAGGCAGATGGGAGAAGGTAATGGCTAAAATTACTATTTATATCCCCGAACCTAAAGAAGAATATGAGGTTAATAACCAAAGGTTGATTTTAGAATCCTTAGATAGTATGAAACAACAATTAAATTTTTCTTTTCAAGAGGATATGAAAAACGAACAGGATGCTTTTAATTATTTTTTAACATAATGACTATACAATATAAAAATCAAGGTTTTAAACAAGCTGATGTAAACAAAGCTACGGTACTTACTTGTCCTACTGATGGAGTAATTATAGTTAAAAGTATATATTGTGCAAATAATGATGCATCATCATCTATTCTGGTACAGATGAATTTAGTTGATTCATCTGATTCAAGCACTGAGTATGAATTTTTTCGAGATGATTTAGCTGCTGAATCGCAAGTAAACGCCTCACCTCAAGGCTTGAATTTAGAAGCAGGTGATGCTATAACGGTACAAGCAGCAACGGGCAGCAATAAAATACAAGGTGCCATAAGTTATGCTTTAATAAATAGAGAGAATGAAAACGGATAACATACATAAGATTGATTGTACTACTATAACGACTTATAGAAATACAAGAACTGGTGAAGTTTATAAAGAAGCGAAAGAAGGCCCTGATATAGTTACAGATGTAACTGTTCAAGTTTCACCTAAGGGTTTAGACATGATGCAGAAAGTACTAGTTAATAATAATGGGAAAAAAACTTAATATACTATCAGTTGATTGTGACTGGATAAAATCTTTACGACATCAAGAAGACCTTTTAAGTTTTCTGATTCCTTTATTATTTACTCATAAAGAAATAATTTTAGCTTATACTCACGATCACATCTATCCACATTTTACTCATGGATATGATGAATATAATTTATATAATATAGACCATCACCATGATTATTCTTATGAGAATTCAGCGGGGTTTAATCCGGAACAACCCGCCACTTTGACAAGCGTATATGAGGGAAATTGGTTATCTCATTTAGCTATCATCTTTAATAAAAAAATAAATTATACCTGGATAGGGAACTCAAACTCCGAGCACATTAAGGAACGCAACTATGAAAACGCCCGTAAATATTTAAAATCGTATAAATTTGAACACAGTCTAACTTCCATCCCTGACATAGTGTTTGACAAAATTTTTATATGTTGTAGTCCTCAACATAATATAGAAGAAGGAATTATAGCCTATAAAATAATTGAAAGAATAATGAATGATAAATGAATCTCCTAAAGGGGGCACAGAGTTACAGTTTGATTATTTAAGAAAATATGTTGATCCTAAATTATTAGATCAAGTACAAATTACCACATCTGTACCAGAAAAGATTCCACTACATCCAACTAAGATGAATATTCTCTGGCAAAAAAATTCCTATGATCAACCGAATCTGGCACCATGGTTCAAAGATAAAAACAATCATAAAAAATATGATTGGTATGTTTTTAATTCACATTGGACTTATGAAAAGTTTAGACAATTTTTTGATATACCCACTGATAAAGCTATTGTAATAAAAAATGGTATAGATAAAATTCAACAAGCTCCTCATTATGAATTAAGTAAACCTATAAAAATAATTCATCAAAATACTCCTTGGAGAGGTTTATCTATTTTACTTGGAGCTATGCAGTTGGTTAAGAATCCTTTAATTACGTTAGATGTTTATTCTTCTTGTGAGATTTATGGAAAAGAATTTTATGAACAAAATGACAAGCATTATAAACCTTTATACGAACAAGCAGAAAAATTACCAAACGTAAATTATATTGGTTACAAACCAAATGACTACATAAAAAATAACCTACATAAATATAATATGTATGTGTATCCAAGTATTTTTGAAGAGACTTTTTGTATATCTTTATTAGAATCTATGGCTGCAGGGTTGTATTGTATTACCACAGATTTAGGGGCGTTGTATGAAACAGGAGCAGAATTTCCCATGTACATTCCCGTAGAAAAAGACTTTAGAAATTTAGCTCACAAATTTGCTTTTGGTATAGAAGCAGCTTCTAAAACTTTACATCAAACTGACATTACAAATCATTTAGATTGCCAATCTGCATATGCTAATTCTTATTACAGTTGGAGAAAAATAGGTAAACAATGGGAGAGATTTTTAAAAGGAGCATTAGATGCAGTATCCAAATGAGCCACTTTGGTTTAACGACGAAACTAAAAAAAATCAAAACGACACTAATGTTACTAATATAAATTTAGGACGCTCTCCCCATAAGATAATGATATGTACTCCTGTGCATAGCGATGTATCCATGCATTATTGTCAAGCAGTATTAAAGATGCAGCAAGAATGTATGAGAAGAAACATTTTAATTAGTTTTACTATAATGAAATCTTCATTAGTAACTCAGGGAAGAAACTTATGTGTGGCAGAGTTTTTAAATCATGAGGATAAATACACTCATTTATTATTTATAGACTCAGATATTGATTTTAAGTTTAGTACCATAGAGAAAATGCTAGAAGCAGATAAAGATATTATATCGTGTCCTTATCCAATGAAACAATTTAGCTGGGAGAAAGCTTGGACAAGGCTTAAACAAAAAGATGGAGCAATAAATGGCCCAGATGATCTTGCTAAAGCTGGATATACTTTCCCTATAAAGCTAGAGAAGACACCAGAGATTATAGTAGATAAAGGTTTAATAGAAGCCACTCATGCTCCTACTGGATGTATGTTAATTAAACGAAAAGTAATTACCGATCTTATCAAAGCGCACCCTGAATTAGAAATATTTCAACCTACCAATATGAATGGTAAAGAAGTTAAAAAAGAAAACTTTTATAATTTATTTGATACCTTACATGAACCTGATACTAAGCGTTATTTTGGTGAAGACTTTGGTTTTTGTGAAAGATGGCGTAAATTAGGTGGTAAAGTGTATCTATTTGTAACAGATTATATTACACATATTGGAGAATATCAGTATTGTGGAAGATTCTTTGATGACTTAAAACAGGGAGAGACCCCGTCGAAACCTGTTGACGACACTAAAAAAATCAAATAAACTGCTATATTCAGGATTTCTATGCCTGCTTTACAACTAAAATTTAGACAAAATTATGGCAATAACAGATATAGATATTTCAGAAGAATTCACAGCAGGCGCTCCAAACATTAAACTTAAAGGAGATTTAAGACCTGACTCACCAATGGCTTCTATGGCACCAGGTGGAATAGAAACATTAGATATACAAGATGAAGAAGTACTAACTCCTTATGATTTCCAAATGGAAGAAGGAGTTCAGATTGGCCCTATGGCTGGCGGTGGTGACAGAGGTTGGAGAGCACAAATGTTAGCAGAAGAATTAGCACAGGAACAATATGGAAAAGAATTTTACGATCTTACTCAAAACCAACAGTTTAAAATATATAATATAGCTCTCGATATGATTGATTCTGGAGGCATGGCTGAAGGCGGAAGAGTTCAATATGGTCTTGGAAATCTTGTTAAAAAAATAGGTAAAACTGCTAAGAAAATAGTTAAGTCAGATTTAGGTAAAGCTGCTTTAATAGGTGCAGGTATCTATGGACTAGGTGGAGGTTTTGGATTCAAGCCCGGTGGTTTTGCATGGGGTAATAT